CCAAGGTTGGGCAACTGTCAAAGAAGAATCAGATGGTTCTTACACGACTATCGGTTGCCACGACAACAAGCAAGATGCCATTGACCAAATGGTTGCTGTCAGCATTGAAGAAGGCATTGAGCCAGGCGGAGAAGTTCGTCAAGTAGATTTAACAGTTCCCGCATTCATTCGCGCAAACGCAGAGCGCGGTTTGAAGTTAGTTCGAGAAGGTTTTGGGGGAGATGGTCTGACCGACACTGCAAAGCGCGAAGCGCGAGAAATGGCAGCAGGTCGAATAACAGAAAATAAAGTTCGCAAGATGGCACCTTGGTTTGCTCGTCATAAAGTTGACGGCCAAGCGCCAAAGAACAAAGACTCATCCGATCCTCAATATCCAGGCGCAGGTCTAGTGGCTTGGTTGATTTGGGGCGGAGATTCCAACTTCAGTGATAGAGCGCAAAATTGGGCGCAACGCAAGATTGATGCCCTCAATGCAGAAGCCGATTCAAGGAGCAAAATGGCAAAGAAAATTGAACGCCGCACTTATAGTGTGAGAGATGTAGAAGCGCGAGCAGATGATTCAGGGATGCGCCTCGCAGGATATGCAGCAGTCTTTGGTGACTCAAGCGTTCCTCTTCCCTTCAAGGAAAGCATTGCTGCGGGCGCTTTTAGAAAGACCTTGAGCGAAACTCCTGATGTGAGAATGTTAATCAATCACGAAGGTTTGCCAGTAGCTCGCACAAAGAACGACACCCTAAAACTCTATGAAGATGACCGAGGATTGCGTTTTGAAGCAGACCTTGCCGACACTCAAGAAGGGCGCGACATCTATGAACTCGTCAAGCGCGGAGATGTTGACCAAATGTCTTTCGCCTTCCGTGTTATCCGTCAAAGATGGAATGATGACCGAAGCCGCAGAGTCTTGACCGAGGTTTCTTTGTCAGATGGCGACATCTCTGTCGTGACTTATCCTGCCTATCCAACAACGACAGTTGAGGCCCGTGACCACATTAGGCAAGCAATGAAGGCACTCAAAGAAGGCCGCGACATTGACGAAGCAACGATGTTAGTCTTGCAATCAATCTTCAATGATATGAGCGAGGGTCACGAATACATTATGAAGGCTCTTGGAGTTTTTGACACCTTAATGAATGACCGCCAATATGGTGAGGACTATGAAATGGATGAAGACGAAGATGACAAGATGCGGGCGGTTGATGTTGTCGGAGATTTTGTCGAATGGGATTCATCGGGTGGAACTGCTCGCGGAAGAATTGTGCGCGTAGCAAGAGAAGGCAGCATCAATGTTCCTAATTCAGATTTTACAATCACCGCAGAAGAAGGCGATCCTGCGGTCTTAATCCGTTTATATCGTGAACTTCGTGATGGGTATGTTGCAACTGACACTCTTGTTGGTCACAAGGCATCAGAACTTCGCGCCATTGACCCACTACCTGAACCAAGCGAAGAAGCAGGTCGCAAGATTTCTTTGCGCCTAGCTCAAGCAATAATCAATTCAACAAAATAAGTTTCTGCTCAACAGAGCAGATTGAAGTCGGAGCCAACCTCGCACCCCGTTAAGCGCCGCGAGCATCTTGGCCACCACCTCGAAAACCTAATCATAAGGAGCAAAACTCAATGTCATATTTTGACAAAGTAGTCGAGCGCCGTGATGCAGTCAAGGCAGAGATGGATGCAGTTCTTGAGGCAGTTGCCACAGAGAACCGCACCGATCTGACCACAGAGGAAACCGCTAAGGTTGATGCTCTAGTTGCTGAATCTCGCACACTCGATGAGAAAATTGAAAAACTGACTGCACAAGCAACAGCCGATGCAAAGGCTTCCGAAGCTCGTTCAGCAGTAGCAGAAATCGCAACTCCAAAAGTTGGCGGTTACAAAGTAACAAAAGAATCACGCACCTATGCACCTGAGTCTGATACATCATTCTTCAAAGATGCTTACAATGCGCAATTCAAATCTGACTATGCAGCTCAGGAAAGACTTGCTCGCCATCAGCGCGAAGAAGAAATTGAGCGCCGCGATGTCGGAACAGCTCAGTTTGAGGGTCTAGTAATTCCTCAATATCTCACAGAGTTTGCAGCGCCACTTGCTCGCGCAGGTCGCCCGTTCGCAGACTTTGCAACTGCAAAGCACACATTGCCACCAGCCGGAATGACCTTGAATATCTCAAGAATGACCACTGGAACATCAACTGCTGTTCAGGTAACACAGAACGATGCAGTCAGCGAAACAGACCCAGATGACACACTGCTCACCATAAATGTGCGCACAATTGCTGGACAATCTGATTTATCCCGACAGGCAATCGAAAGAGGAACAGGCATTGATCAATTCGTTGCTCAAGACCTAGTTCGCTCTTGGCACACCACACTTGATTCACAGATTCTAAATGGCGCAGGAACAGCAGGAACAATTGTTGGACTTCGTAACGCAGGCGGAAACGCAGTCACATTCACATCCACTGCCCCAACTGCTGCTCTTCTATATCCAAAACTTGCTGATGCAATTCAGCAGATTCAGACAAATGCTTTCACAAATCCAACTCATTTCGTGGTTCATCCAAGAAGATTGGCTTTCTTGTTAGCTTCTGTTGATTCTTCAAATCGCCCACTCGTAGTTCCTGCGGCAAGCGGCCCAACAAATGCAATGGGTTCAGGCGCAGGCGCTTCACTTTATGGCAACTCCGGCTATCAAATGATGGGTCTTCCTATCATCACAGATGCCAGCATTGGAACAACTTATGGAACAACCACAAACCAAGATGAAATCTATGTTGTGACTGCTCCTGAGTGCCATCTGTGGGAACAATCAGGTTCTCCATTCACCCTTCGCTATGATGCAACAGGTGCAGGAAACCTAACAATCAAGACAGTGGTTTATGGCTACGCAGCCTTTACCGCAGGTCGCTATCCACTAGCCAACTCGATTATTTCGGGAACAGGCTTGGCAGCACCTAGCTTCTAATCACTAGAAGAAAACTAAATTGTGTAAGAGTGTTCAAGGCCCCCGACTTGGACACTCTTACACTTCTAAACGATTCGGGGGAATCAATGAAAACAGGTCACAAAGTTTCAATCGGGTCTTGCGATCCAGGGATGGTCAATGGCGGATTCGCCTACCATCTCATTCAATTAGCATCAGCGCGCTCTGACAAACTCGGCCCCTTTGTTCGCATCAAAGGTTCAGGCTTACTTTCCAAGCAACGCAATCGTGTCGTCAAGCACTTCCTAGATTCAACTGACTCAGATTGGCTCTTGATGATTGACTCAGATGAGCAACTTGATGTTCTCACCTTTGACCGATTATGCGAAACAGCGCACGACAAAGAGCGACCTGTGGTTGCAGGTCTAGTTTTTGCAGGCTTTGGAGTTGTAGGCAAGCCCTATCCCAAACCTGTTCCCGCGATATTTCAAGACACAGAAAATGGATTTCTCCCTCTTTACAAGTATGACAAGAACGCAGTCTTTGAGATTGATGCAGCAGGCACGGGTTGCCTGATGATTCACAGAAGCGTTCTTGAAGCTATGAGGGAAGCATCAGACCCAAATCAAGGCAAGGATTGGTGTTGGTTTTGGGATGGCCCTATTAAGGGCGAATGGATTGGAGAAGACTTGCTCTTCTGCCGCCGAATCAAATCGCTCGGTTTCCCAATTTATGTGAACACCGCAGCAATACTTCCACACTCAAAGTCTTTTTGGCTCAAGGAAGAACACCACGAATTATGGCGAGATTAAAGCGCAAAGAAACGGCAATGGCTCTGCCTAAGCTAGAACGAGCAATTCAATTGAAACCGAAGAAGAGGAAATCTAGTGGCAATAACCAACGGATACGCGACTCTCGCACAACTCAAATCATCTCTGACGATAACTGACACAAGCGATGATGCTTTGCTTGAGCTTGCTATAACTTCTACAAGCAGAATGATTGATGACTTTACAGGTCGCTTCTTCTATGCGAATGGAACTGTGAACTCGCCAGTCATTCGCTATTACACTCCGCTTGATCCTTGGAGCCTTGCTGTTGATGATTATGTTTCAATCAGCGCAATTGCAACTGATGACAATTTCAATCAAACTTGGTCAACTGTTTGGGCAACTTCTGACTTTATGGAAGAACCTATCAACAACAGTTTGCGTGGTTGGCCCTACACAAGACTTCTTGCAACAGGGCGTTATGTTTGGCCT